CTCCAGGTATTTTTAGGGATTTAATGTGATTGGGCCCTCTGGAATGTTTCCACTCCGTCTTCCATCACACTCGACAACTTAGCCCTGCTTAACAAAGGGTTCGCAGCCCCCAGCGGTTTTACCATCTGGGAATGGGATCTCGCCAAAGACCACTGCTTGACACCTAACCTCCGTCATAGTATTAGTTGTTCGATTGTTCTCTTAGCTAGTAGGGTTGGACAGCCCTTCAAGTTGTAGTACCGTTTCGAGCACACAGCGCCCAATGGTTTGAGCAGCAGTGGCGTTGGCAGTAAGGCCTTCTATGGCTACAGCAAACAACCCTTGGCAAGTTCTGGTAAGATCAGCAACACTATAATTTGTGCTAATGTCAGTTGAAAACATTTTCTGACGTGGAGTGCCAGAAATAGGTATTCTAAACTCCTGCCACACAGGAAAACATTTCACATTAGCATTGGCTTTAATTCTGGCAATGCGAGCCACAGTGCCCAAAATATCCCAATCAGAAACCATCTCGGGATTTTCAAACCAGGCTGCGTAAATAGTACCACTAGTGTTGAGACCAACTGAGGGTTGATAATGCAAAGCTGTGCCAGGCAGGTATTTATATTGTTGGAAACATCTTGCGACTCCAGCAAATATGACTGAATCACGTGCGACAGTAACCCCAGCAATTAAGGGGTAACCAAGGCTGTGATCTGTTTGTGTAGCTGGTACTTTTAAGTTTTCCAACATTTCATTGCCGCGCAACACCATGTTGTTGCCAAGGGTGCCACGTATCCGAGGACGAATTCCACCGCGAGAACGACTATCCACCGCATTCCTAACTGTATTACTTACTTTCTTTCCCTTAGGAGCCATGTGTAATTAAACGTGAGAGATTTGTGATAAATTGGCGTTTATCGCCGCCCCAGACCGCATTATCGAAATATTGTTCCAGTTCAAATTGTGCGTCAGGATTGATGCCAGTCTGCATCCAGAAACTGTATCTACCATAATCATCTGGTTGGTTGGTCTCAACGTCGATGCCACGAGACATGGTCCGGTAAACATTAAAGTACGCATCATGTCTGTCATGGTAGTTACCTTCCACGCCAAACCTGAGCAACATTCTGTAAAACGAGCCATACACAGGGCAATCTCCGGCAAAAGCCAACCCACAATTGGCTATATCATGTAGCCAAGCGCGATACATGCAAACATCATGACCAAAATTAACAGCGGTCACATCACGAGCCAAACAAGTGCGAATATTTCGAGTCATGCGCCAAATACCGTTGCACTTCAATGGACGGCTCTGGCAAAACTCGATATGTTCTAATTCAAATACTGGGGCTTCAGTGACCATCTTAAAACCAAAGTCTGCAAAGTATGATTGCAGATTGTGGAGTTGAGACAAGTGTTTGCGTTCTAGAAACATTAAGCAATCATCACCATTATTAACAAAGTCAATTTTTATACGTTTTGTGTCTATGTAAGCCTTGCACATCAGGCACATCAAAAATTTGTTACCCAAAGATGTGTTCATGTCGCCTGACATGCGAGAACCCTTAGTACGATAGGTAAACTTTCCATCAGCAGCGCGTGCATGGCCGACATTGTTAATTTGCCAAGTCAGAAGTTTAGCCAGCCTCTTACACTTGAACACTGAATTGTACAGTTCATGTTCAAATTTCAAAGCCTGTTCACTAACATGCTGGTCAAATCTGCTGGCATCTAGGCCAACACACGCTGGTTGCTGAAATTGTTGCCACTTAGACACAATTATTTCGGCTTGCTTAACCGAATTGTGTTTGCTCATAATGGTGGGCGATCTAAAAATATTATCAATCTCATCATAAATTCGGCTCTCAAGAGGGCGGAGATATTTACCCACCTCAACATTATAAACCGGGCGCCTAGGTTGAATCACCCTTGGTGCTGGATCTGGTTTCAAAGTGAAGATGAGTTTCTCTGCTTTTATGAAAGTAGAAAGGTGGGAGTCGAGAACACGAATCGGTTTTAACGCCAACCCGTCTACTGCCTTCTGGTACATGGCCCGCCGTCGTCCCGAGTAGAACTCGACAAATTGTTGTCGAGACACAGGGGATTGGTGGCCTAACCTTTGGGCAATAGTCCGCATGTAAACTCCACACCTATCACGGAAAATGCCTCCTCTAGCTGGTTTGATGCAAGGGGTGCAGTTCTTGTCCGTGTATAACACTCGTTCTCCAACCCCGCGAATCAGGTTGTTAAGAGAATTGTTGTGGGTCCGCACTTCATAATCGCAAATATACTGACCCATCGTTAAGTATTTGCGATTTTTAGGAATCCCAGGCAATTTTGTTGGAGAAATCCCGGGGTAGACGCCTGGAACAGTGTCGACCCCCTCCAACATGCTTGGGCCCCATCAATTGAAAGCATCATTGGTGCCCAGCAAGCGGGCAACAATGTTACTCTCAACATTAACGGTAGTAGATTTGATAGCCATATTGGTCAACTCGGACTCTGTAGGTATAAATACCATCTCAGTGGCGAAGTCAATATTATCTGTAATGTGTCTTGCAAGCACGCCATGTGCTATGCAATTATCATACAGAAACTTACGGACAACCATGCGATTGGCCTCAGTTCGTTTGAGCAGACCGAATTTTGCTTTGCCAATTTTTACCAAATAAGCTCTAAAAGGGGCACGTTGTCTAACACGCCTACGCTTGTTCACAACAGAATTGTCGGATGAATCAAGAACTTGTTCAGACAAATCTTCGGTGACATCTGTAATTTCCATATGGTCATAGATGTCGCCGTTCATCACTTGCATGACAGCATTGACCTGTGAATTAGCAGCAGTGGTGATGGCCTTGGCCCGTAATTTAAACCTGTTAAAGTAATCATAAACATACTTACCGGTACGACATAACCCGATGCCGATTAAACACCATTGGACTTCAGTGCTAAAAGCCATGGTGATGTTAAACAGTAACACACTGACGTAAGAATTGGCG